ACGAATACGCTCTTTGCCTATATCTGCGATATTTTTATATCCAGCTTTAAATGCTTCGGATTTTTTGTTTGTTAATTCGGGTAATTGAACCATGATAAAACTATGATTTTCGTTATCTTCTTTGTTAAGGTCTAAAATTGCATGGGCTGTTGTGCCAGAACCTGCAAAGAAATCGAGAACGATGTTGTTTTTATTTGTTACAATTTTAATAAAATGCGTAATTAATTCAATCGGTTTTGGATTATCAAAAAGCCCTGGAATATGAAATAATTCAATGTTTACCAATTTAGAACCAGAGTCAGTAGAACCATAATTAAATAAAATATTTGGCTGCGCACTAAAAGTATTAAATTCCTCAAAATTATATATTTTAAGGAGTATCTTTTCCCCATCCCAAATAAATCTATTTTTATTTTCTAATTCTTGAGCTTTTTCTTTACCTATTTGCCACCTTTTTCCTTTTCTCGGATATCTTCCAAGTATTGCAAATTTCATAGTATTGCGTTTATATGTACCAGAATCTTTTTTCTCAATAACTATTGTGCGATAATTTCCTGTTATATCTTGATTCGTATAATGTCGCGTACTTGCTTTCTTTTCTCTCTGTTTAATTTTGGCTTTTGAGCTCTTCTTGTAACATAATTGATAATCTACTTGAGGACTAACTTCGGAACCTTTTACATTTGAAGTAGTAGATTTCTTCTTCCACAAAAAATATGTAACAAAATTTTCCTCTCCAAAAATTTCATCACAAATTTTTCTTAAATTCATTACTTCATGATCATCGATTGAAATAAAAATAACACCGTCATTTTTCAAAAGATTTCTTGCTAACTTTAAACGCGGATACATCATGTTTAACCAGTTTGTATGATAACGACCAGCGGTTTCCGGGTTACTTGAAGTTTTTAATCCTTCAGAACTTTTTTGACCGGTATATCTCAAATAATTATCTAAATTATCGTGAAATTTATCACTGTAAACAAAATCTTTTCCAGTATTATAAGGCGGATCAATGTAAATCATTTTTACTTTGTTGGCATAACTTTTTTGAAGAAGTTTTAATACTTCAAGATTGTCACCTTCAATAAATAAGTTTTTAGTTGTATCCCAATCAACACTTTCTTCTCTACAAGGTCGCAGAGTTCCTAGAGATGGAGTAAGAGCAATTTGTCGAGCTTTTTTTTTACCATACCAAGTAAAACTATATTTTTCTTCATCCTCATTAATTTGATTACCAAGAAGTTGCTTAAGAGTTTCAAAATTTACTCCATCTTCGGAAAAAGCCTCTGGAAAAACGGTTTTTAATGTTTCTATATTTTTATTTATGATATCTAAACTCTTACTATCCTGCTTTCGTAGTCTCTCCACTACTTACTCCTTAATTTTCTTTTAATTAATATTAACGTCCGAACTATCGGTCTCCATTACTTGCCTTACGAAATTGTTCAACTTGGAATATGTCTTAAATCTACAGATAGCACCTTTATGATCACATAATTTGCTACTTAATACACGACTAACTGTAGCCCTATGTAAGCCAGCAAGATCACCTAATTCCTTAATGCTTAAACTTGAAATCATTACTATGTTATTTATAGAATTTATTATTATCTCCACCTTTTCTTTATAGTTTTCGTTAGTCAAATCCTCAACGTATTCTAGTACCATATCTATCATTAATTGCCTTCTATGTATTTAATGTCGATTTGTGTTGACTTTGGTCTGTATGTGTATAACATGGATAATAATGTAATACATTTTGCGCAAAAGGTATATTAAAAAGAAAACACACAGGCAACGGGTCTCATCAGGGAAGAGGCCCGGCAACTTTAGGGAATGCAATATGAAAAGGCTTCTATTAATAGCGCTATCTTTTAGCACCGTGTTCGGTGGCTTCAGTCCATTAATCTTAAACAAGAAGAGAGAACCAGCAGGAGAGGACTACTGGGAGAAAGCTGGTAAGTTCAGGCGGCTAGCTTTGGCCAAGGATTCTAAGAAATGCATGGATTCAATGAGGGACAAAAAAACAGGCAAGTTTGATTGGTTGGAGGGAGATTATGAGCCAGTAGAGGCATGGGAGTATGAAGAGTCTGATATTTTTTTCTTTAGGATTCTTTACCCAATCAAGAGAAATAACGATGAGTTCGCTAATTACTTTAAGAGTTGTGTTTTTAATTGGAGGATGAACCGCATAAAGGCGAAGATTGCCTTCAACAGGAATAAAGCAACATGGGACGATTTTATATATGTCTTTTCGCAAATTCATCCACAAATAACACCTAGGCAACTTAAAGGCTTAAGTAAGAGAGCGCATTTACTTCCTGGTGGCAGACGGGCTATAGGCAGCGTTATATTTCTCATGATAGATTACTGCATGAAAGCTTCAATAAGTGAAGGCTATGCTCTTTCCAAGAAGGGACTAGGTAGACTAGTTAGTAGTGTGAAAATATTGCCTAAAAATAGAGTTGTAAAGCAAATAGGTACACAAGTCGCCTATGAAGCAGGCATGACATCTTTAAGGCAATTTGTATCTACTCTAACTCAAAGGGTTGCTTCCCTAGGTTCTCAAAAGAAACAGCTTCAGTTTTTAGATCTATACAAAGAAAAGATCGAAGGAATAGAGAAGGGAAATGATTTTATTAACTTTTTGGGAGTCCTTAAAGGTAAGGTAGAGGAAGGAGGTGACTTAACAGAACTAGTAGTGTCTTATTTTGAATCTAAAGCTAAAGAAGCCAAAGTGTAGCAATAAGGGAGCCAAAAAATGTATCTAGGTAAAGTGAACTGTCGATTATCTAAGACGCAATTGTTTTTTTTAGCAGCTGTTCTACCAGCTCTGGTATCAATTGGAGGATGTGATAGGCACAAAAATGTAAAGCCGGACAAGGTAATCAAGATAGATATTAACTCAAAACAAATAGAAGGACATCTAAATGAAAAAACTATTAATGGTCGTGTTATTAAGTGCTACGGTTCATAGCGCTTCCCCAATGAATCCATCAATAATAAAAACTACAATGGATTTTTTAATGGAAATGGCCCCCGAAATAGGTGCGGCTGGTGGAAGTCTTCTAATGCTTAATAATTCAAGAACAGACAACAATATTGTAGAACCTCCAACTGAACTTACTGGTACTGATACACAAGGCAATGTTACTACAGTAAGCGGTGTTCTTCAAGGTGAACTTGCTGACAGGTTTCACGATAGTGCAAGAGTTGCAACCGATAGAATCAATTATGAACGAAAATCAGGAAACTGTAGTTTAATTTAATCGGAAGAAACATTTAATATTTGGGAATACACAAATGAATAATAAATTAAAAGCAATAATCTTAGTCGCTGGACTAGCTTTTGCATCTAATCCACATTTAATGGCTGAGGACTTTGAACCCCTAACAGCAGGTATAATCATAGGTAGCGCTTGTGTTGCTGGTACGCTAATCGGTACAGCAGGTATTGAATCATATAACCTGTTAACAACACCTACTAATTCAATGGATTTAACAACAACTAATACAATGGATTTAACAACAACCAATTCAGGAAACAATAATGAAAATTAAAATTATTATCTTAGCTTTATTAGTAATATCAACTTCAGCTTTTGCAGGTGGTGGCAACAGCAAGGAGAGAGCCCGAAAAGATACTATGGAAAGGAACTTGGGGAATTTTCCTAAACCTAGTAGTAATAATGTTACGCAAAATGGGGTCGTTGGCTATCAAGGTGGAAGCAATGGTGGTGAATTTTACGGTGAGTATGTGATCACTTACAGAAAAGGTGATTCCAGTATTTTCGGAACTGTTAATGGTTCAAGACCTACTGGCAATAATCCAAAATGGAGTAATTCAGTTGGAATTCTTTACGGAAAAAACTGGAAATCTTTATCTAAAGAGACATTGAAAGAACTTGGACTCTCTGATATTAGAGATTAAATAGTGTCCGAAAGCCCTTAGAAATGGTATAATAATGCTGTATCTAAGGGCTTTTTTAATCATAGGAAGTAATTATGGAAGAAAATTTAAAAAAAGTTTTAAGAAGATTTAATTCAAAAGAAGAAGAGGCACAGCCTGCGCCTGAATTAGATCGCAAAGACAAATTAATTGGCGAACTCGAAGATAAGAACAAAGATTTAACACAGAGATCAATAAAGAAGATTTCTAATCTTAAGCAAGAAATTGAAGAGCTAAAAGGGGAAATAGAAGCCTCCAAGAAAGAAAACATAGTCCAATTTCACTCAGAAACAATTGGTAAAATATCTGAAGCATTGGCTAAAGCCCAAAGTACCATGGATGTCGCAGGAAAAAGCGTAGACGGTTATAAATTTAAATATGCTAATTTAACTGAATACGTAAAAGCTTCAAGGCCTCATTTAACTAAAAATGATTTATCGGTTGTCCAACTTATTCATAGTATGAACGGTGAAGAATATTCATTAACAATATTAAGTCATGGAGCATCTGGTGAATGGTTTAAATCATTGCTTAAAATAGATAGAGGAAGCAGTGGCAGAGAGGGAAGTATGTCACTAGAACAATTCTTTGGACTTCAGAATACATACGCAAAAAAATATCAGTACACAGGCATTACCGGCGTTGTAGCAGAAAAAGAAGATGATTTAGATTCAATCAAAAAATAAGCAATTTAGGGTGCCTATAGGGCGCCCCGCGGGGCGCAAGTTATCGCTGAATTCTTTGACCTGGAGAGAGTAATGACAGATAGAGAAATTGAAATTAAAGATATCTTAATACAAGATGCGATGATATCATCGCTGCAAACAAAATTGATAAATGCCACAAAGGTAAGCTCTAAAAATTCAACATTATTAAGTATCGTTTCTGATATAATCGATAAAGATCTAAAAATTGAATTTGGTGAGAAGTTCATATATGAACTTAGTCTAAAAAATATATTGATAGAACACACCAGTTTGTTAAATGAAAAAAAAGATAATCTACAAGAAAGCTTTGAATTTACAGTCTTTATTTTTGATGACACTTTTTCGAAGAAGTTAACAAAAAATAAAATGCCTTCAGCGTGGCATAGAACTTATGAAACAAGCTTTGATAGAGACGCAGTTAATGACGAGAATAGCTGTTTGGCATTATGCAGACAAATTAAAATACACGCATTGGGCCAAGAATTTAGCAACACAGCCCACTTACTTGCAGTAAGAGATCTCAGGATAGTTAATATGAAAGTTGAAATATATGAAGCCATAATGTCTTTAAAGGAAATTGTATATGGATAATCTAGATTCAAAATTAATTAAGTTATCTAAGCAGGTAGAAGCACTAACTGAACTATTAACCGGGGAAGTGTCTAAATACATAAATACGAACAGACACGAATCAGCTGAGACAAAAGAAATTAACGCTGCACTCGCTAAAGCACAATCAGAATTTCCCAAAATAACTTTAAACAGAGTTTCCAAATACTTATCTAATCCGTACCCAGATTTAGACAATATAATATCTCCTCTACGAAAAGCATTAGGTAACAATGAAATATCTATTACACAGCGTACAAATTTGACAGATAAGGGATCATTACTCTTGGAGACTAGAATATGGCACTCTACAGGACAATGGATAGAGAGCATGGAAAACGTTCGCCCTAATGACAATGATATTAACAGCTATCGCTCAGAACTAAATGAACTTAAAAAGTCGCAAATAATGTCATTGTTAAATATAACGATATGTGACGATGTTTTAGATGACGATGGTTTTGAAGCAATAATTAGCAGAGACTCAAGAGGTAGAGTGTCTACTAGGCGAGGAGAACCAATCGTACGTAAATCAAACAAAGAAAGCTTTGAGACGATAAACGAATCTGATTTACTTGAAGTGAACAGAGAAATAGCTTCTGTTCCTAAGGCTGTAGAAGAGAAACTACTTAAAGACCTGGGAATTAGATCTTTTGCTGATTTACCAAGGTCTAAGTTACGCTCTCTTTTAGGAACCATTAGAAATAACAGGGAAGCTTATTCAAGCAATTAAAAAGAGAACTTAAAATGATTAAAGAAAAAGAAATAATGTCTAAATATTCTGAACCTTCAAGATTTGATTGTGCACCACAAGGCACAATCATAAAATCATTTAACGACACTTCATACAATTACTTCATACAAATTAGTAGCTATCCAGAAATGCCAAATTGGGTGACCTGGGGCCACCTTTTAGGTCTAATTCTTAAAGAAAAAGCTACAGATGAAGATTTTGTAGATAAATGTATAGAAGCATTCGAATCTCCATCAAGAGAGAAAATAGATAATATTGTTAATAGCCTAGATTAAAAGCGAGGGGCTACCATTTCCTGTAGCCCCTCGCTTGTTAAAAAGGTTTAAGCTAAGTCACCATACAGCCACCATTCATTTGTATCCTGTAAAACAAGCACAGCTCCCGAATATTGACCATAAAAATCAGTACAATTTCCAGAACTTCGTATCGTTACTCCACCAGCTGGGGCAATAGAAACTTTTCCAGCTCCCTCTTGATACAAAACAATAATTGTTCCAATTTCAAATCCAACAGTTACTGCAGTAGGAATTGTTAATGTTACCGGAGCTGCATTAGTAAATCGAATTTCTTTACCAGCATCACTTATAATTAATTGGTAAACTGTTCCAAGGACTTCATTAATATCTACTTTGGATATGTCAGCATTAATAGTTAGTGTATTTGCTATTGCTGCAGTAGTTGTTACATTGGCACCACCTAAAACAAACAATTTGCCCGCTCCAGTTGGCGCTACGGTTAAGGCATCATCTGCTTCAAAAGTATTTGCCGGTGCACCACCAGCAGCCTCCAGATTAATTCCACCAGCAGTTCGTGTAATCGCTACGGTCGCTCCAGTCGAAGTTAAGGTACCAAATTCAGCAGCATTACCGGTAGATCCCATATAAATCTCTAGATCACTTCCATCCGGCAATCCATAAACGGTTCCATCCGGAAGTGTTTTTAAAGTAGAGGCAAAGTTGATCGCACTTATCTTAATTCCACCATTGCTTATATAAAGATCACCAGCGGTTAAATTAATATCACCTAGAGAAATATTCAAATCATTTGTAGTTATTGTGATTTCAGTAAAAAGACCTGAACTACCAGAATTATTAAGTTGAGTCCAAGTTGCAATATTATTATATCTGCTTGTAAGCATCCATACATTTGCAGTAAACTCTTGATGCCAAATATCACCAACATGTACTCCGGAAAGATCTGTTGTCAGTGGCGCTCTAGTCCTGGTTTTAAAGTTTGGTGGATTAGGAGATTTAACTCCTAAATATGATAAATCACGCATTACATAACCCCTCTATCAAATATCTTATGAACATTAATTCGTTCTATTCTGTAAAAATTGGGTGGATTAACCGCCCTAACACCTAAATATGATAATGAATTAGATAGCGTTCTCATTGTGAACTCCTTTTATACACCCGGTACTGCTGTGGCCAGTTTTCCTGAAAGGCCCACTGCTACCCATACACCATCACCATAGGCTGCGCCCTTGATATTTGAAGTACCAAAGGAAGATGTCCGTTGTGTCCATGTACCCGTGGGGTCAGAAGTAGTAGCCAGTTTTCCACCATCACCCACTGCTACCCATGCACCATTACCATAGGCAACACCGTATATATATGAAGTACCAAAGGAAGATGTCCGTTGTGTCCATGTACCCGTGGGGTCAGAAGTAGTAGCCAGTTTTCCACCATCACCCACTGCTACCCATGCACCATTACCATAGGCAACACCGTATATATATGAAGTACCAAAGGAAGATGTCCGTTGTGTCCATGTACCCGTGGGGTCAGAAGTAGTAGCCAGTTTTCCACCATCACCCACTGCTACCCATGCACCATTACCATAGGCAACACCGTATATATATGAAGTACCAAAGGAAGATGTCCGTTGTGTCCATGTACCCGTGGGGTCAGAAGTAGTAGCCAGTTTTCCACCATCACCCACTGCTACCCATACACCGTTACCATAGGCAACACCGTATATATCTGTAATACCAAAGGAAGATGTCCGTTGTGTCCATGTACCCGTGGGGTCAGAAGCCGTAGCCAGTTTTCCTGTAGAACCCGCTGTAACCCATACACCATTACCATAGGCAACGTGAAAAAGATAGGTACCAGGACCAAAGGAAGACGTTCTATGTGTCCATGTACTAGTGGGGTCAGAAGCCGTAGCCAGTTTTCCATTATAGCCAACTATAACCCATACACCATTACCATAGGCAAGACCATATACAGGGTTAGTACCAAAGGAAATTGTTCGCTGTGTCCATGTACCCGTGGGGTCAGAAGCCGTTGCCAATCTTGCACTTCCTGCTGAAATGGCAACATACACACTGTTACCATAGGCAGCTCTGCTTATACCATAGGTACCAAAGCTTGGATCAGCATTCTGTGTCCATGTTTCAGGTTCTCCACCTCTTCTTCTTTTTACCATAAAAGCTGCTAGTGAATTCATAAATTATCTCCAAAAATATTAACTTTTAAATTACGCTTCAACATCGCCTGCGATACACCATTGATCCTGGATCGTTTGGATAAGTGCAGCGCAGCTATTTTGTTTCACCAATTTATATGCGTCATCTGCCGATTTGAAAGTAACTGCCGCACCAGGGGTTAGGGTCACTTGTCCAGCCCCTAATTGTTGCACATAGAGCACACATCCGACATCGTAAGCCACATCTGCGTGTGGGGGGATAGTCAGTGTTGAGGCAGCCGCATTAGTCATCGTAATGAATTTATTTTGGTCAAGAATTACAGCAGTATACGCAGTACCAACTTGAGCGTTTATAGTTAATTTATTGCCTATACTAACTGAACCCGCTGCATTTGTTACTTCGATGCCGTGCTCACCCGTCAATGTAGCAGGAATTGGCACTCCTCCCGTATCACCAACTAGGAGCTGTCCATCACTCATTTCAGTTGTCCACGCTACTGCACCGGTAGTAGTCGCACCATAGGCTATGCCGTGAGATGTTTGAGTTCCTAATTTTGCCTTTAAAGTTAAAGGTGCTACTACTTTTGCAGCTTCCGTTCCTGCGATTGCTTCCGCATTGCTACAGAATGTTGGTGTATAGTCATCTAATGTATCTAGAGCAGCCTGTACATTTGTATCCGCTGCTGAAAGAATTCCACCAAAATCAGTAGTTACTGTTGAGACTAAGGAAGCTATATTTGTTCCGGAACTAACAATGCCTGACCGCAAAGAACTCTTATCTATATTAACTTGAACAATAGAAGATACTGTTTCACTATAAATAATCGTACCAAGTTGAGCGAATGCAAGATATTCAAATTCACCACTCATTACGGCGTTGTCACCATTACTTAAAGCTGTCTGCGCTAGAGCTAAATTGTTGAATTGTGCTGTATGCAATACTGCGCAATACGTAGGAGTGGCTGTGTTTAAATTATTCTTTGATGCATAAAGAGTATATATTCCATATTTTCCAGCAGTTAAGGCCGTAGCTACACCTGCGTTATTATAATAGCCAGTAAAGGTATTAGTAGAATTATGCAATGCCCATTTACCACCAGCCAATGTAAACCTTTTACACCATGTTTCTGCAACTCCACCACTATCTGCAATAGTTGTCTCAAGGCCTGCATTAGCTAAGATGTCAGCACCATTAATTTGAATACCTTGAGTACCGTTAAGTGTAATATTCGCACCGTCATTCTCAATAATAGAACCGAGATTTTTATTCACAAAGCGAGAAAATTCTATAGGGGTTTTATAGGAATAATTGTTTTTAACGGTTAATTGATTATTTCCAGCAGCGGTAGAATCTCGTAAGCACTTAAAAAGAACAATATTATCTTCGAATGTTGAATCAGATCTTATATTTGTCTTGCCGATTGTTCCCGTATCATCAATGTATATCCAATAGCAATTTCCAGCAGTCATTCCTGCAACAGTTTGTGGGCCAGTCCAAGCTATTGGGGCGCCCTTAATATATCCAGAACCACCTCTTAGGAGCTCAAAATCCCCCAAAGTGGTGTCATCGAAATAATTTCCTGCCCCAGTCCATGCCTCAAAGCCAGAGTCACTCTGAAGAACAGGTAAAGTATCTATATCTACAGCATTAGCTACATTTAGAATTTCTAAGCGATTTTCTATTGAAGTAATATTTGCCCAGGCAGCTGCTCCAGTTGATGACGAAATCATCAATTGTCCGTTTGTACCTTCAGATGAAGAAAATACACCAGCGGCGCTAGATTGTACTATTCCACGACCTAAAGCCGAAGCGGTTAAGTTTGTAGTAACTATATTTGTAGCATTTACAGTAGTTAGTGTAATTGCATCATTAAGGTTCACGGTAACTGTGGATCCAGCTCCAGCTGAATTTATATTAGTTCCACCTGCCACTGTCAGAATATTTAAGGCCGGAGTCGCTGAACCAACATCTGTATCGAATTGATTTGCTACTGCCGCAGCAAATGAAATTGCTAACTCATTAGTTAGTGGATCACCTGTTATAGTAACAGGTGCTATGCCGACAAGATTTATATTATTAGCGCCATCTACTCCGACAGCTACCCCGATATCTCCGGTTAAAGTTTTAAGTGTATCCGTATCCGGATCGAATTTTCCCATTTGAGACACAATAGCCCCTCCTATTTTGCGCAGGTTTCACCTTTTACTTTGCGTAACAAATACTTACATATACAGAACCAGAAGTTGGAACTCCAATTCGTTTAACATAGAATCTAGTTCCTGATTCAACTCTCATTCCTTTTACGCCTTGTTGGTTTGACGCTACATCGTTAACCCAAAAACCTGTGGCTGGTAATGGTATATTGCTAATTATTCCATCAATAGAAAACATCAATGTTACATTTGTTAAATTTTGTACTATGAATTGCGTTGCTGGGCTTTTTATGCTGTCGCCTATGCCAATATAGTCTGCAACAATATCACCGAAGGGCAACTCCCTTACTTCTTCCATTGAGAACCTAGTTTTATTATCTGCCATTTCACTTCCTATTTTTTTTCCAAAGATTAGTCTTGATAGAACCCTGAAATTATAATAAACCCAGTTGCAGGTTGTCCTGGTAGTTGTTTTACATAAATCTTGGATTTCTTTCTAATAAGACTTCGTTTGTTTGTCTGAGAACTACATAGTTGTAAATTCAAATCCGATTCACCAGTAGAAGCCTTTAAATACATATGATCATGCGTACCATCAAGGCTAACCATTACTGGGACATCGATTGTATTCAAAATATGTATGTAACTTAATGCACCTGGAAAACCATCAAGATCTACAGCTGTAAAGCCGCCTGTAATAGTACCATGCAGAACAACTAGCATAGGAATAAATGTAGCAATATTACTATTCATTATATACTCCTTCGACATAAACATTTCCAATGCCTGCTGTTCCTCTAATATAGACAATGGTATGCTTTCGAAGCTTCGAAGTATAATTTGTCGGAGTTGCATTTGCCTGAAAATATATGGACCTAGGCTTAGTTGCTGGAATATATAAATTATCATCTACTTTATTAAAGCTAATTATTACATCCGCATTAGAATCATTTGTTATACGTATAAAAGAAAGAGCGCCCTCTAACGGATTACCGATTGGTGACCATACACCTGCACCAATAGTTGCTACATCAATAGATTGAATCTTTATTGGCGTTATAATATTACTTGCCATTACTACTGCCCTTCTCCTTTGTAAATAGAGTAAATATCTAAATACATAGTATCTAGATATTTAACCCGTAAACACAAGTGTTATTACAAGTGCTTTATTTATTATTTAATAGCGCTGCTTCAATCTTTTCAGCTGGCTTACTTTCTTTCTTTATTAGCTCAGCTTTCCAATTTTCAATAGAGAACTCTTCAAACAATCTTAATGCAACCTGTTTTAGTTCCATTAATGACGGATTTGCTGGCCCTGAAAGATTGTAAACTCTTCCTTCTGGTGCATTAATTGGAATGTTAAATAACTTAGGCTCTTTTGCTTTTGCATCTATTGTTTTCTCAACGATATCAGCCATGATATCCCTTTCTGTTTAATGATTAATAAGACTCTTAATACTCGTATGTTAATCAAATCTAACACATTTTAAACAATTATTGTTTCTTTCGAAAACCCCCTGCCATTAGAACAATGGCAGGGAACGAGAGTAAAAGAGAGAAATAAATCTTATTACTTAGTTAAGAACTATGAAACTTACTACGATATTACCATTTAGCGCCGCGGCCCCGTCGTTAACCATCTTACACACCATAGAACCGGCTGCGGTAGTTGTTCTTCTTATGTAACATTGGGCATCATTAGCTCCAAGATTAGAAATCCAAACAATTACGCCAGAGCCTTCAGAAATCTCATCATTGGTAATAGTTAAATCCTGTACTCCAGCTGCAGCAGTCGTAATACCCGTGAAGGTAGCAACGCCGATCTTAGCATTTACTGTTACAGCAGCGGCTGCCTGTGTATCTGTAGCAGGTGTAAGCTCTACATCACCACTAGCATCTAATTTGATACCAGCCGTTCCAGCCTCAACTACTACTCCAGCTACACCAACTTGATTACCGATTGTTACTACCCGTTCTCCGGCAGTTGCAATGTTGACAGCCTGGTCAATATCGTCAACACCAATACCTATTGTTCCAGCTGAACTATCAAAAGTCATGTTTCCAGTTACAGAAACATCAAATATTCCACCAGCAGAGTCAAATGTGATATCGGTGGCAACATTAGCATCAAACGCTGCTCCAGCACTAATAGTCATTGCTCCGGTACCACTTTGAATTGTCGTATCACACGCCCCAGAGGTCGAACCCAATCTTGTTGTGTGATTTGTAGCCGAAACACCAAGATCAAGATTTCCGGTTCCAACATTTAGAATAATAGATGTGGCACCTGTTACATTTCCCAAAGTTAAAATTCTTGCCGCAGCTCCAGTACCGAAATTCATATTTTGTGCATCTACCCCAGCGCCGAAAGACATTGCTCCGCCTGTAGAATCAATTGTAACAGCGCCGACAGCGTTAACATCCCAAATTCCTCCGGCAGTCTGAACAAAATTCCCGGTTCCAGCCTGCAAGGTTAAAGCGCTCGTTGTATGCGTCGAACCGATTACTGTAGGATGAGCAGTTGCAGAAGCTCCAAAATTTGCTCCAACTGTTCCACAATCCACGATAACTTGCGACGCACCCGATGTGTTGCCTATTGTTATAACGCGTTGAGCTGCACCAGTTCCAAAGTTCATATTTTGTTCAACGTTATCATTTCCGAGTGAAATAACACCTCCTGAAGAATTAACTTCATATACGCCTGCACAATCAAGTGTCATTGCACCCGTCGATGTAGCCGCCCAATTGCCTGTTCCAGCGGCTAATGTAAGACTCGACGCAGCTGCCGCATTTCCTAAAAGAACGTCTTTTTCAAAACCATCAGTACCAATACTTATAGTACCGATTCCTGACTCTAAAGTTACTGGGCCATCTATAGAACCTACTTTAAATCCTCCTAAGCCTACATCAATGAGCACTCCACCATCGCCAGTTAATGTATCAATTAATAATGAATCAGCTTCGCCGCTAGCTGTTTCAATAGTTATGCCGCCAGAATCTGCATGCAAATATAAAGCTGTATCTCCAGTACCCAGTTCAGAAAAAATATTGATGGTTTCATTGACACCACCCCTCGCCCGCAGCCTTATAGCACTTGCAACATTATCATCTGAACTAATTGTGCACGTGCCAGCCGTCATTGTAAAATCATTGGCGGCTGTAAGTGACCCCACTGTGGCAACATTATCGGCCAGTCTAATTTTAACCGTATTAGCCGTAGCGCCGTCAGTTGTTATATTGGCGTCATAACCGAGAACATCTGTATTTCCAGCTCCGTCTGGGGCAACCACATTTGTGTCTGTTGCTGTCATGGTTGTACCAGTAGCACCAGGATTGGTAATTGTAATTGTTCCTGCAGCTTCTGTGATATTGATACCTGCGCCAGCTGTTAATGTCGCCATAGTCATTGCGCCGCCAGTTGTTCCAATTGGAATTTCTCCATCAGCACCATTTGCCAATACTGAAAACACACCAGCTGCTGAAGATATTACAGTACCTGCTCCTAGGGCACCAACTGTTAAATCTCCCGTTGTAACTGTTAAGCCTGCCCCTATTGTTGCTGCATTCGTAACAGTTAAAGCGTCAAATTGGCCACTTCCACCACCCAAATTCAACCAATTCGCTGAACCACCTCTTTTTGATGTAAGCATATATGCGTTATCGGTGTCCGCAGCATCTTCCTTTATCCATAATTGACCATTGCTATAATCCATATCCGTAGTCAAAGGTGCACGTGTCATACGCTTAGGTCTTGGAAAAACGCTTACGCTTACGTTTCTAGTAGAAACCGCATTTCTAATTTTTGCCATTACTATTCTCCTATAAAAATAAATAAGTAATTATATATTTACTATAGTTACTTATTTGCAACCAAATCAATGAATTAAAAATATTGACGTACTCAAATGAGTGTCGTAGAGTAGTTATTGACGAAATCAATTAAATGAAAGAAGCAATCATGCAAAAAAAGAAAAGAGTAAATTTCGATATTCCGTTAGAAATTCATACATCTTTAAAGATAGCTGCCACTTCGTGCAACATGTCTTTAAAGATGTTTATATTAAGATTGATACTTGAAGAATTAGCTAAAATGGGATTAATTAAAGTGAAGTAAATAATTACTTTAAATATCCCAGAGGATTTGCATCAAACGTTTTTTGTGCGCCAATTAAATTTTTAATATATTTCTTTGCCGCAGGAATAGAACCAGCAGCTATTGCCTTACCAAGGCCAAGTGAATGTTTTCTGAATGCTGGTGAATAAGCAAATGCTTGAATATTTTTCCCAAATGGGCCTGCAAGTCTAAGAGCGGTAAATGCTTTCTTACCACCAATCGTATAAGCTAATGCATTAAGCAGTATTTTACTCGTACCCTTGTCCTTAACTCCTGTAATCCCTTTTGCGAGCTCTTCTATCAAACCAGCGCCACTTTTTACAGCATGAAGTGCGTCTGCGTTCTCTAAAGCATATGCAAAAGTTGGATGCTCTTTTCCATACTTTTTTAATCCGTCCATGACTGCTTCTTTTAAGGGAGCAACCTTTTTTAAGAAATATGGACTCGTACGGTATGTTCCATAAATCATATCATTTAATTGTCTTTTCATTGTGAGTAAATCATGAACTGAGACTGGGCCACCTGCTTTTAATCCATCCTCAATTATTTTTCCTATCGGTGAGTCCTTAAAGAGCAATCCAGCATTACCAGAAGTCAAGTTACTAAAATGCTCTTTCATTGAGAGCAAATCTTTAACAGGAACAGAGCCTGAGTCCTTTAACCCTTTTGTGACCGATGCTTTCAAGGGAGCAATGTCTCGCCAGAACTCAGGGTTTTTACTTGTCGCTTTAGAAACAATTATATTGTCTAAATGCTTGTTTATTAATTGCAGATCTTTAACTGGAATAGAACCAGATGCCGTTCTTCCTGCCATGGCCCTTGAGAGACTTTTCAGTTTAGAATTTGGTGTATATGCCGTTCCCATACCACTCTTGGATGCCTCCTCTACTTCCAGAACCGCATCTCGTGCTGCATACATTGGGACCGTGTCCGTCTTCTTAGGATACTTCTCCGTAAAATCGTAGAATCCCTTTTCCATCTTATTTAAAGTGCCAGTGTTAAACATTGTTTTAACTGCCGAAGTTGCTAATGGTAGTGTAATCATAGAAACCATTTTTAGCTTATTAGCAGTTTCCTCAGATGCGCCTAGGGCTTTGGCGGTATGTTTAACAGTATTTCCTGCAGCTATATTCTTAAGTGTAGTTTTCGCCAATTTAACCCCAGCTTTAAACACAGTCTTACCAACCTTAGCACCTTTAGCTATTTTAGACGCTGCTCCTAGTCCAAAAGCAGAACCTACATCGGATGAAAACTCTTGCAAACCCGCTGCAAACTTGCCTTTCGGTTTAGTATATCCACCAGTTGCGTTATCTAAATAGCTTTTCAGTTTTTCAGGACCTAACTTGTCCAAGTAATCAGCCGCAGTATTCGATACATTAGATATTGCATCTGTCATTGACTTAGTTACTGAGCCCACACTACTGCTAGGATCGAGAAATTCTTTTGCCCTGCCAATTGTTTTGACATAGAGAGAAGTAGGCTCTTCTTTCTTTTTTTCTTTCTCTGGAGCAATAAGAGAAGTTAATCCACTTAAAGCAGCTCCTCCTGCTCTTAATCCTAATGATCCAAGTTGAGCTGGAGAACCCAATACGCCGGAGCCAAAAGCTCCGGCTGTTCCCGCAACATCTTTTAGATAGTCACGAGATTCACCCTTTTGTGAATCAAACTCATTAAAATCTAAGTAATTATTGCTCATCGTCCTGTCCTATCCCCTTTTCCAACAAACTTAAAGTCAACAAACTCGCCATCTTTAATTACTTTATATGAATTATCCGTAGTAACATCGTACATAATACTTCCAACAGGATGCCTCTTCATGAATGCTGGTTTTAGTTCTGGATCCAAATTATCCGATGCAGCCTTTAAAATTATTTCATGCGAAACGTTTTCTAGTTTATCTAAATGTGGTTCCATTTGTTTTGATATTTCTCGCTCAATTAATACAGAAGGTTCTCGACCGCTTTCTCTATATTTCTCAGCAACTGAAGCCTTAATATCAACATATTTCCTTTGCAATTCTAAAAAGCCCTTATTCATTTTGAAGATTCCAACTAAACCGTCCTTATCGTTACGCATTTTACCGGTAGCTTCTTGAATTTGATCAAGCATAGCCTTAGATTTAACAGCAGTAGCGCCACCTTCTTTAGCTATTGTCATTACAAATTCAAGAGGTTCTTTAGCTAAAGCTTTTCGAAGTACCTGAGTAACAGTGTTTTCTGTGAAATTTTGAATTTTAAGTTTTTCTTTAGCAAACGCCTGGAATCCTAACTGAGCTTTACCTGTTTTCACATAATTCATAGACATCCTATAGCCAACTATGCGCTCTCTATTTTTTCTCTCAACAGCTATGTCTTTTTCAAATTGTTCGTCAAACCTATCCCATTTATCATTAAATCTCTTTCTCTGGTATTCAGTAGTTCTACCTCTTTCCGAACGCTCCATCTTCCTTTCGGCCAGGAATTCCTTATGCTTAGATTTTGTTACATCATGGGCTTCTTTAGAATCTCCATACTTAATGAGACTTTCAATATAATTTTTATCATAATCAAACCTAGGATCAGCCTTTTTAGTCTCTTCCCTTTTACGTTGTGCAAGGCGCTTAGCCCTTTCTTCTTGTCGCTGTACCTCTTGTCGCTGCATATCTTGTTCATATTGTGACGGCTGTTGTGGCTGTTGTGGCTGTTGTGGCGGCATACCGCCTAGTGCATTTCTTAATATATCCTGGTTTGATATAGGTGCGCCACCACCAGTTAATTGTTGAATCATATCTACAGGATTAATATTTTGCTGAGGTTGATCTTGCTGTGGTTGCACTCCTTGTTGCTGATCTTGGTACTGCTTGATTTGTTGTTGTTGAAGAGCTTGTTGCCGAATAGCCGCTTGTTCAATCCGCTCAACTTTATCACTTAATTGTTTATTTCTCATCATGCCAGGCATTATTGATCTAAGTACTTCTGGCGGTAAATAAGACATAGCTTCAGCTTGCTTTTGTGGCATTAGTGCCGAAAGGCCAGCCATAGTATTTGAGCGTTGCTTTTGTTGATCAATACTTTGCAATTGCATATTAGTTAAGTTCTGCAAGCTTTGCATTACTGGGTCACCAATTCGCTGAGCAGACATTTGCGCCATTGTTGGGCCAGTTAATATTTGTGCCATATTAACCCCTACTCTTTGCAGCTTCTCGAGCATCTTGATATTGTTTAATAGCGTCAGATCGCTGTTTAGCCTTTCTGTCACCTAGATATTTTCCGCCCATTATTGACATTAAGCTACCGAGGCCGCCTCCCATTGCACTGTCACCAAGCATTTGCATTCTTCCAGCAGATTCTGGTTGATATATATTTCCAAATTGTGGTCGCATACCCATCTGCATTAAATTCATCATTGAATTTCTATTCTGCATTCCATATTGTGATTTCATTGCAGCAAGTTTACTCTGAAGGCCTTCTCCGGCCCCAGACATCATTCCCTGGTAACCGCTGGATCTAGTTCCACCTAAACCTGCAAATTGCTCTGCTATTCTTGGAAGAGTATCAGACATAAAGTTACGTTGAGCATCATCCGCTATTGGCTGAAAGCCTTCATAAGGGTTTTGCAATCCCTGCATACCAATTTGTCTCGCTTTGTCCATATCAGCAATCTGCCCCGGTGAAGAGGTAGGTAATTGTGTAGTTTGCGCTTGCTTAGACTTACCAGCCGCTGACGCCATAGCTCCTAAAGCTGAAATTATTGCCGGTATCAGTACTGCGTCATCAACTCCAAACATAATATTTCCTTCTCGGTTATTCGATATAATTTATATATATACGAGCAGTATAAGCGCTCATATCTTTACCAACAACAATATTGATATTATCTTTATCTAAGTATAATTCTACAACATCTGCACCCGTAGAACTAGAATAAGGCAACGGTAAATACCCAGTTGGCGCAACTATTTTATCTGCTGTTCCATAAATGCAAACGGTTCTTGTTATATGCAGCCCATGAGCGACCGTCAATGTGGTATCTGGTGCAAAATCTGGAAGTGTTCCAACATCTACGTAAATATGTTTTGTAGGTTGCCCGCTATTATATTCTGGATAAATAGTAGTCCCAGAAGATGAATCCAAAGAGGAATAATAACCACTTTTCTTTGTTTCCAAAACCAGAGTGAGATTATTTAATTCCTGCTCTTGGTTATTATCAGTCGCATTTGCCATAATTACCCCATTGAACTAGAAGGTGACGTTTCTAAAATCAAACCTTGGATTTCAAACTTACTTTGAACGACACTCTTATTTAACATTTGAACATCACTCCATCTAATCTTTATCTGTACGTAATTACCTTCCGCTTGAAGATAAACTGCGTGCCATAAATAGGCCTGCGAGGCCTCAAGTGGCACGAGATCATACGGAGCCATCTCTAAGTTATATGTTCCTAGGTTAGCACCAGTACCTATGTTACTTTTTATTGCATTTACATTAGAACCAGACGGAATATAGTTTATATTTATCTCACCATCAATAGCCTTCGCAACACAAAATGTAACTTTTGATAAATAAACGTTATTACCCTGCTTTGAGTATGGATTCCACGCTGTAGATTTTATGCTTATACGTGAGACTCTAGATACAGTAGCACCACCCTTATAGGCCGGAATAGCAAGCCCTGAAATTGTTATTGTATCATCTGTTTCACTATCTATTTTACAAATAATGTCTTGAGCAGTAACACCACTGTTATGAATCAAGACATAACTGCCCTCTTCTAGGTTATTCTGATTAATTGTTAAAGTTGTACCAGTAACCTTACTTATCTGTAAAGCAGCAGCATTAGAGTTAGAAGTAGCATCTATAGCGACCACAAAACCATGCTGATTTCCTGCTATGATATTTCTATGATTCGGTAAAATAATTCCGCTGTTCCACGGCATAATGTCATCTTCCCAAGATTGATAATCTTCTTCCCACGTATCTGATAGTTCTTGCTCAAAATAACCGAAACACGTAAAACAATCGTCAAATAGTGCCCAAGAGTTATTTTCATAGTTAAAACTTAATATTTTATCCGGAAAGTAATCTGGATCATTTTCTTTTTGAGCTGGAAGCGTCCAATAAAATAGTTCTCTATCATAATCTTTTATGCCATGAATTCTCTTAACGGCATCTGATACATTTAAAAATGTAGATATTTCATCTGGTATATTAGCATCTATCCGCTTAATCGCAAGTCCATTACATTGATGAATACCAGTTGTTCCGATCGTAAACGCACCACCTTCAGAAGGTATACTTGAAAAAGGTGATTCTGAACCCAAATCGGTACTTAACTTTTGCCATACAAACTGATCAATACTATTACGCGTATGAACAATTTTATACGTAGAACGTTCAAAGAAAACGATTAATTCGTCTCTAACGTACTGAACAGACATTATTTCTTCTTCTGTAGGTGCATCTGTATAACCACCACCCATATAACCAGTTTGCTTAGCTTCTAACCATCCAGTCGCTATAGTTAATGGATTACCAATTGCAGAAAATCTCATTCTATTCTTAAAGGATTTATAACTATAGGCACCTGTCTTATTCTCATATTCGTATGTTGAAAATAAACACAATCTAGACTTAAATGGTGCAATGATTTTGGCCGTAATAACTATATTTTCACCAAGGCCTCCATCAGTTCTTATTTTTGGCTTAAATGCAGTCCACGTTGTTTCATTTAACGTATAATATATTGGATCTGAATTTGCAGCATTAGCATTATAGTTAGTTACAAATAAAGCAGTTTCTGCTGGAGTTGGCCCTTCAAAATTAGAAGCCCAAAAGTAATTGAGATTATCACCTTTATATACCTGAGTTCCTATTCGACTCCAGCCTCCACCTGTATATCGATAAGCAAATCTTGTATCAAATGCTATTGAAGTATGATTATTTATAGAACCTGCTTCAAATTGAGTTAGGCCCATTACAGGTTCAGTTGGATACCAATATAAATTAACGTTTTTCTCAGCATTAACGATAGCATAAGCACCAGAAGTTGTATCAAATGTACATACGCCCACTAACGCAGAACTACGCAACATAGTAATCGGCGTCCCAACTCCAGGTACGGTAAATATTTCATCACCAACAGAAAACATTTGGCCAGCTTTAAATATAGAACCTACCGGTAATGCCGCAGCGGCTGTATCTATATTTCCTGTTACCGGATCAGTTACACCAATAAGAATTCTTAATCTAGTCTTTAGCTGTCGTAAAAATTCGGTTCCTTCCCCAGTTCCAATATACTTAGAACCAAATCTCTTTCTTATAACTCCGCGATGAACATAAGCATTATTTAACTTTTCGAAAGAATCCTCCGGGGTTTGCCAAATTGGTAGGTCTTTAACGAGTCCTGAGGTAAATGGAGCGATCAGAAACTTATCTGCCATTTTAAATTCCTATAGCTAAATAACTGAATGTAACGGTTTTTGTGCTAGTTGATCGCACAGCTGCAACCATAGTATCTGAAGATGTTACTGCAAATTTAAAATCAGTCCAAACGCCTCCACCAACTATTGTGTTAACAGAAAAGGTAACAGAAAGGGGGGCATGCTGATAGGCTTTAGAGAAATTCTCTCCACCATTTGTACCAGCGAAGGTTATCTTCCCCCAATTTAAAATTAATCCAGAAGGAAGAATTGTATGACCCTTACTAGCAACATGAGTATAAGATGTAAAATCTATACCATCTGTACCAGCAGCCTTATCTTCAGGCTGTATAAATAGAGCATTACCCTTATTATAAATAGCCATTTGATCTGATAAAGTTGCTGGATCATCAGCTTGTTTAGTAAATGTTACCTGCTTGTGCTTACCAGCACTTCCAGGAGCAGCCGTAAATGCTTCATGATCTACAGAAATAATAGTATTTAATTCTATGAAGTTTTGCTGAATTTCACCTTGAGATTTATTTTTGCCATCTGTTGCAATCGGTGTATCGACATAAGCCATATCTACCTCCTATAGTTTATAACCATCTTTAATTCCACTCTCAACTACCGTCTTGTATAGAATATCATCTGCCCTCTTCTGCATTTCTGCCTCAAGAATATCAGCAGTAGTAAAATCACCCCTATATATTAATATATCTCTTGCAGCCGCTACCGCCGCATAACCAGCCCATTGAGCTAAATCTGGCACATCGGCTGGATCTGCAATTTCCGTTGGTCTACGTAAAACCTCGACCTCAATAGAGTAACTCTTATCCGGTACAGGCCTTAAAGAAAATGTATTATCAAAAAACAATACAGAATCTGGCTTTGAAGCTTTATATGTACAAGACTGAACATAAACATCTTCACTAGCTTTGGGTGCTAAATTAAAAGTAAAATCATATTCTCCGGTAACATAATCAATCGTTCCAATTCCTGTACCAGATAGTGTACCGGCACCGTCGTCATGTATCTTTAAGTAACCGTCATTCAGGTCTTTTGAAGCAAATATAATATCATTAGGCAATACAGGATAAGAATCCAATGTTCCAGAAAAAGAAGGTTCGACTCCGTCACCTGTCCCTATTGATTTAGATGTAATTGTTCTTGGATACTTACTATAAAAATCCGGAAGGGACTGGGTAAAATAAGCTATGTCTCCAGACACAAATGCTGAACCTGTAGATACTATATAAGAGTTCTTAAAGTTATATAATGGATCGTCTACATCAGCAGTATTTGTGGCGTAAGAACTCTTATAAGGCTCAGTGTAAAATCTAAGCGTAGTTCTTAAGCCATTTAAAGTTGCTTGAGTTGGCAACCTATACAGAAAAACAGTGTTTAATGCGTCATCTATTTCAGATGTTGATAACTGAGATTCGCTATAACTTTTTGTATAGCGACGAACTCCCTTTCTCATCATTTCTGTACTTGAAAGCGTTGAATCTGGCATTTTAGCTCCTTATAACTCTCTAGGCTAATCTAGACTTCAAGATTATTGTAGGGTCTAGTTCTTCAAAATCTGCGCTACTTAAAACATCTAGGATTTTAAGACTATATCGTTGTTCTGCATCTTCAGTAATAACTCTTTTAGGGTTTCCCTCGTCATCTAACAGCCTCATTGCAGTTCTCCTTTCTACCCTTACCTTGCCATGTTCATTCAAGTATTTTATGTACCCAAAAGGTAACTCAAGTATCTGGTTGTTTTGTGCTAATTTCTTAAGCATAACGCCTGAATCTTGTAGGTATGTAAGCTGTAAATCCTTTAACCCCTTTACGCCATACATCTTCAATTGGCATCTAATCATTCTGCTATTCTTTTCTTTACCTTCTCGAACAATAGCTTCTTTAGATTTTTTTATAATAGGCGATGTTTTTTTTGCTATTTTCATGTTTTCCATATAATCCCTTTACGTAAAAACGTTCCGAATTCTCTTTAATTACTCTTTTATTTTTGGTAGGAATACCCCCGACAAAGGAAGCACTCCTACCCTAGTTCTAAACCACAGTCTTAAACCACAGCCTTAAATCACAGCCTTAAACTACATCTGCAGCTTTTTCAGCAACCCAACGAATTGTGTCACCATTAGTTCCAGCTGGTAATGCGGTACCACCAGCCAAAACAAAGCCACGGAAGGATTTATTTGAAGTTGCTCCGTCATAACCAAGTGTTAGTGAATCACCATGAGGTATTACACTAGCAGGCGTAAAGTTAGCAACTGCGGCTAATGGAAACTTAAATGCAGTAAACGCTGTTGAATTGATATTTACAGTAAATGTACCGGTTGTAATAGCGGTAATTTTACCTTCTTTACCATTCATTTCTATCATTCCACAGGCAGCTGGTACGTTAATACGTACAATTTGCCCTACAGAATAACCGTGATCAACCATGACAGTTACGACAGCAGATGTAGCTTGAGAAATGTCGCAGATATTCCTTTTATTTGGGAAGATAATATCATAAACCTCTCTATTAGGTGCAATGATCTTATAGAATCCATTTGCACCGGCTACTATACCAGGCGCTGTTGCCAAAGTATTTGCCATTTCAAAGCTTGTATTAAGAGTTACATCACTAACAGTAAAAGGTAATCCGTGAAGATTCTTTTGATCTGTAGTAACTAATCTAACAATTGTACCAGCGCTCATTCCAGCTGTTGAAGCTGTTGAATACAGAGGTTTAGTTATATCTGTACCAGCTGTTACAGATACTGAAGCACCAATTGTATAATTAAATGTATCTACTTGATTAATACCAGTAGCAATAACTGTATTTGCAGCAGTATTATCAGCAGCGGGGTGATAAGTTTGGTATGAGCTAGTGCCACCGTCTTCAGTCCATTCGTACTTATATCCGTAACCGTTATTGGTATCAGCGGCCTGAGTATCATTCCAAATAGTTAAAGCCTGAACCTCAACATCTAGCCGTAATACTTTGTTCTTGCCGTCTGCTAAAAAGGTACCTTTTAATTTTGTGTTCATTTATATTCTCCTGTTTTGTTATCGTAGCATTAAACCAATTCTGTTGAACGAGTGCATACTACATTAGCAACATGTTGATCAAAGAACATTACGCCAGCGAATACTGTCTTAATACCATATTGATACTTATCGTCTAACGCGCCAACCTTCCTAGGCCCAACAATTTTAGCAGTATTAGAATTCTGTCTTATAATACCGTGAGCATCTTTACCCAAAACCAAATTACTGTAAACAACATGATCTAATGCAGAAGTTGATGTTTCTTTTGGTGCTTGTGTTGTTTGAACAAACCTAATCCTAGAATAAGAGCCCCATTCTGAATCTAAAGGCTTATAGCTAGAGCCATACTCAACAAGTGTCTTAAAGTCTGGCATAGCCTCTAAATCAGGAATCAAGTCTGGGTGTGTGATACCCAAATATGCCTGTGCTACAGGTGCAGTACCAAACTTATTAGAACCAGAAATCTTTTGTGTAATAGTCTTAGCTTGGTAACCAGTCAATGTTGAAATAACGGTTAACCAATCCCTTTGCGACATTTCACTAGGATCATCCATTTCTTTTACTTTTATTGACTTAAGTCTTGTAGCCGATACTGTTAAAGCATGAAAAACAAAATTTGCAAAACTAGCTATGCCTATCTTGCGGGATATATCGACGGTGACGGGTGCTTTTTCCTTGGAAAATACCGCCCTAAAAATCGAATTTCCTATAAGTTTCCACTTGCTATAATAATTTCTTCTACAAATGTAATTATTCTTAATAAATTCAAGTCCCTGCATGGTGGAAGCGTAGCGTCTGCTAAAAAAATAATTGCAGGCCATAAGCAACTTCACTATCTTACCTTTAAAAAAGGCGTGTCCCTTCAAATCATCGACAAAATACTCCCGTACCTTGTTGAAAAGAAAGAAGAAGCTGAAATTGTTAAACTCTTTGCCAAAACCAAAACCGCTTTTAATAAAATACAACTCATTTCTAAACTTAGAGTTCACAAAGATATAAATAATCTCGTGTCCAAATTCCATAAAATAGAGTTTGAATCTTTCAAAAACACTGTTATACCAACCAAAGAAGATTTTGCTTATCTTGCTGGTTTTATTGACGCCGAATGCTGTCTTTGCATAAGTAAATATAAGCCTAAAAATGGACCTAACTTCACCTATAAAATAACACTTCGTCTCAATAACTCTAAGGCACCAATTTTCAAGTGGCTTCTTGAGCGATTTGGTGGTCATACTAGCTTTATCAATAGAGTCAAAACCAATAGAAAAAATCAGTTGGATTGGCAACTTTCTGCAAAAGCACTCTCTAAGTTGCTTCCTAAGATTGTTGGCTTCCTTGAATATAAAAAACCTGTTTGTATTGAGCTTATCAAGTTCTACAATACAACCCTCACCAATGGAGGTGCTAGGCACACGGAAAAATTCCGTGAATCCTACGCATCTATCATTAGAGCAAGAGAAGAAATTGTCGAAAAAGTTCATAAACTCAACCTCAAAGGTAATAAAAACACTTAAGCGGGGAGTCTTGTTATTCCTCCCTCAACATGTTTCCATGCTGTTAAGACTATCGCTTGCCGTACATGTACGGCCCATCGGACTTAGTCGTTGCGGCTAGACATCTAATCGAAAAATATTCGAACTAGAACAGGAATGAGTGTGCCCTTGTCAATAAGACTAAAGTTATAATTAATGTAATTAATCATTGCTCTTCTTTTCCTGTTTAAACCCTTGCCTCTGGTTGCCTTAGGCTGAAATGAATGCCCTTAGGTTTTCCAAGTAATCACCGACGGTTTTACAATGGCAACTATCCGATACCATTTTCTCCACCAGCACAACGAATACATGTTGATGTAGTCAACAATATATTACGTGTAAGAATATCTTCTGTTTCTCTAAGTGCTGAATTCAATGCACCAGCATGTACTCTTAATACATCTTCCGGGTTCTGATCGACTGTTCTTTCAGAAATCAAGAAGTGTGTACCATAGTAGTTTATTTGTGCATCAATAAAGGTTTTTGCCAATACTTGCGGATCTGTATCCAGCTCAGTTTCAGCAATGGGTGTTGGAAATGCAGAAGGACGAGAAAATTTAGGAAAACGTTTTGTATCACCGGACCCCTTAGGCATTTGTGATTCTATTGCTGTTAAGCCATAGACATAATTTGCCTCCGGGTCCATAAAGATAGTTGCATCTATTTTCGCTTTTACCGATAGAGGTATATTGAGTGTAGTTGTAAACCCAGCCATACCATCTCCTTAAAAAAAAGTCTCTGAATCGAGATACTTAAATATATTTAATTAAGGTAGGCGAATTCCTTTTGAGATTTTACGCCAATGGTTGCGAAACCACCTAACGCTTAGTGCTTGCGAAGCACCGTGAGACTAGCAACAACGCTAGCCCCTTACGCTGTGACTTGCGACGCCACATTACGCGAACTACTCCATTATAATAACAATTTGTTACATAAAACAATGTTTTACATCTTAGAGAGTGATTCTTCTAATTCTCTTCTTAAAATTGCTTGAGCATCCTTTGAATACAAATTCGTAAACGAAGACGTTTTTTGATTAGCTACAAACGCATGCTTCGGCTTTGCTAAGTTAGCACTTATCTTCTTAGCATTATCCTTTATTTCAATAGCATGCAACTTATGTTTAATTATAGCCGCATAAGTCTCACGTCCCTTTTTAACAACATCTGTCTCTAAAGCAAGCCTGTCATATTCAACTGGGTCTAATGTCATTAACGATGAAACATTAACCTTACTAACCACTTCAGCAAAGTTTGGGTGCTCTCTTAGTAATACTGAAGCAGCTCCCTCAAGCTTTCTATCAAAATTATTCTTCTCAGTAATCTCTTTTAGAACTTGCTTCTTAATATCTTCTTTATCAACCTTGAACTGCTCTTTAAGCTTCTTAATATCACCACTAGAATAATCTTCAAGGTCATCATCAAATTCATTTGCCTTAGCCGCCTTTTCATAAGCTTCAATCTTAGCCAAAGCCTCTTTATGATCTCTAGTTAGTTGCCCATTCTCTCTTTCAAGCCTCTCTTTTGCTGAAGCTATTAATCGAAGGTTCTTGATTCTAACATCTTCGACCACGGTGTCCTTAGCCTCAGGTTCAATTGAACTAGGCTCATTTGCTTGCTCATTACTATCTTCATTTGCTTGTTCATTACCAGTTTCATTACCAGTTTCATTACCGGTTTCATTACCAGTTTCCTCTGCTACTTTATTCTCTTCGGTCTCTTTGTTCTCAGTCTCTAGATTCTCAGTCATTTATTTCTCCAGCGTTAATTAATTTTTCATACATCCTAAAATAGTTACCATTATTAAAGTTCTCTATAGCCTCCAACAACTCACTCTTGCCGCCCATAATAAGCGGAATTAAGGCCTTGTTGTTACAGACAAACTTAGAAGGAATCGCCCATAGTTGCTCTAACTTCTTTTCTCTGCTGTTAAAGTAAAATACATCTTTACCATAAAAGGGAATGGGACAACTGTTTCTAATTATTGGCACTATCCTGTATACCTTCTTTAATAGCTTATCTTTAGCAAACGTAATCTCAATATAGTAGTTACCAGACATCTTCGTTGAAGCGTCGTTTACGGCGTCCTCTAAGCACTTCTGGTATTCTCCTAATGTGTAACCAATAAAGTCATAAGTATCGGCTACCTTATTAGCACGGGCAACATCATTAATTATCATGTTGCCAATACTAGTTTTAGATGTGTTTATTGGTTTCCGCAACTTACGCTTTACACTTAAGCCTAGTTTGTCTACAAAGCTCTTAGTCATCTTTCTTACTCTTCTTGTTGTTTTTATCCTTCTTGCTAGTCTTAGCCTTCTTGTAATACGACTTATCGTCTTTTCGCCTTTCGCTAAGATTTAATATCTTTTCAATAAGGTCACGATAATGCTTACTGGTTCTTATCATTGCTGGCATGTTAAACTTTCACTTTTACCGGGTTATCAAGTTTACCTTGGGCTTCATTCTGTTGACCTACCTTTAAAACCTCAACTAACTTCATGAGCCTCTCTAAGTTAGCAAAGTCTATTGTCTCTAACTCTTTCATAGCCTTTGCTCTATCTAGCGCCGCTTGCTCATCGTCCTTATTAGCCTCAGCTAAGTTGGCCATTGCTTGAGTCCTATTGTCCTCTATCTTAGCCATACGCTCTTGAGCGCCAGCAAGGTCGTAAGAAGCCTTAGCATTAATCATTTGAGATTGATCTTGTTGCATTTGCATTTGAACTTGCTTCTCCTGCTCCGCGGCTTGTGCTTCTTGTTGTGATATTTGATCTAGATAATCAATAATTTCCTGCTTATTCTGAATAGTAGAAGCCTTCAGTAACATTATGTCTGGAATAGTCTCCGGCGCTATTTGCTTCATAGCTAACATCGTAGAAAATTGTAATTGCCGCTGAGTTGACGTATTTACTCCGTCTTCAACAACACAGTCGTACTTAGCGAATGCCTTATTATAAAACTCTTGGGCAGGCTCGTCTTCAATAATACGTGCTATCTTTCCAGGTGTATAAGTTAACTGAAGTAATCTAATTAGCTTTGTCCCTAGTATCTGTAGCGATCTATCTACGCTATCGAATATGGGTTCTAAGACAGTTGAGCCACTTTTATGACGTAATGCCTCCTGAACTCCAGCAATGTCGTCTGTGGACGTACCAAGCATTTCCTCGTTACCAACATCATTCTGTATTATTTCTTTACCGATCTGTTCCCTAATTAGCGGAAGGGAAGCCGGGATATCAGTAGGGCTAGATATTCTTACGTCGTCCATGTTTGCATTTCTTTGAAGAGGTAACCCGTTGCTAAGATCTCTCCTCGCTATAGCTTTTGGGTCAACCAAAGATGAGGGCTTATACGTAACAATTGGATTTATTCTAGACTGTAAGAACTCAACTTCTAAAGACGTCAGCAGGTTATAGAGAAACTGAGAATCCCTCATTCCTCTTATTAAGCCTTGGTATCTTAGCGCCATGGTATTTACCTGCTTAGACACATAGCCAAACACCGGCACAAAGGGATATGTATCACCCGTAGGATTTAAAATATCGTAAAATACGTGACCATTAACAAGAACCGCTAACCTTACAGTAGGAATATCTTCTACTCTCATTTCCATTTCAGGCTGTTTCAATATCCGTTCTAATTGGTAATCATCTTGACCGGTATACTCTATAGACTCGCCAGTAATAGAGTTGATAATAATTCGAGCTTCACGTAAATCTTTATAGTAGAACTCATCATACGCTAGGTGCGTGTCAGCGTCCCATGTCCCTGTACTTAAATACGGAAAGAGATCATCTTGCCCTGCGCTACTTATAACAATAGACTCAATATCTTTCTTGTACTCTGGAAGCAAGCTAATGCATTCTCTTTTAGTCATGTATGTACGCTTAAAGATAGAAGCACAATCTGAAAGGTCCGGAAGAGTAAAGGGCGCAATTATAAACGAATTGTAAGGCAGTAGCGCAACTTTGATTTCACCAGAAAGAGGGTCTGTTCTATAGTCTACCCAGGGTTGAAGTAACGTTAGTCCGGTTATTAATGAAGACTGAACTGCGTCAGAGAATGTTTCTAGTACAGTATCTTGCTTAAAGATATTGAATATAAGCTTAGTGTACTGATCTGAAGCCTGTTGGTCACCGTACTCAGAGGGGGTCACCTTAATTGTCTTTCTATCCTGCCTTTGCATACCAGACACAAATGAGGTAATTCTACGAGCTTTATTAAACGTATACATGTCAAGATTAGGCAGTACCCTAGTAAAGCCAAGCCTGTTTAGCGCTGATTGATCACCGGCTTCAATAAGAGCGTCAGTTTCCGCCTGCTCCATAAACTCTAAGTTCTCTGCCAGGTACTGATCAGTATGTTCTTGTATACGTTCACGAATTTTTTTATCTCGATCAGTACCAGAATAGTTGTCTGAAAATATTTTTACACTCATCCTAATTTCCTTATCTATAACCAAATGACCTAGGGCCAAGCCTAGAACTTCTTGCCTCTTCGAGAATATCTTCTAGTTGCTCAGCTGTATAATCGTTTCCCAGTAAGTCTAGAGCCAAACAAGCGTACATTACACTATCGCAGTAATTTGATGACCAATCGTGCACTGGCTCGTCATCTATATACCTAGCCTTACCGGCGTCCCACTTATAATGATAGGTATTTAGGGCCTTAATAACCTTCTCGCACTTGCCTTCATCGATGTGCATTCTTGGTAAGGTTACCCTAGTCTTCTCTATACCATGAAGCTTCTTCTTAATCCTAGGGACCTTTAAAACTTCTAGCCCAAGATTCTCCAACTGTCCTATCCTGGTTAAGCCAGAACCCCACTCAAAATTGGCAACATCATGCGGTAAGCAGTGCGACCCGTAAGTATAGTCCTTAGAGTTAATTAACTTGACGTAAAACTCAGCACCCTTCCTAAAATCTTCATAGCTATCAATAATATGAATCGCTGTGTTTACCACCTGAAAAAATACAATTGCCGTAGTATCAGAAGGTCGTACTCCCAAATCCCAGGCAGTATGCACTAAATAGGAGGGGTCGTAGGGTACGTTACCTATTCTATGATCTAAATACATCTTATTGATATACCTACTGTACACAGCACCCTCTGAACCACATTCAAACGAACAAAAATATTCTTGCATAAACATTTCGTAACTTAATTTCTTACGCTCTATTTCTAGTTGTGTTGCTGACAAGTGGTTGGTATCTTCTACGGTTTGCTTAGAAACGTACCAATTCTTTGGGTCTTTTAATGCGGCTTGATATAAATCGTAGTAGTGATTTTTTCCGTTAGGCGTCGAAGCAAATATTGAAAATCCTCCAGAGTTAGCCAAAATAGGTGACACTACGTCTAGGTAACCCCTAGGGTCCTGGTACGCATATTCGGAGAAAATAGCACCGTGAAAAGTGTATCCACGAAGCCGATTATAATTATCACTACCAAAAAATTGCAACTGAGAATTATTAAGGAATGTCACGATCATTTCGGTATTATTCTTCTTGCAAATTTCGTCTGGAATGTAGTCCAGAATCTTTACTCCCTGTACTGACATGCCACGCCACATTGCACCACGAGCCATAGCGTAAGTAGGGAACACATAGGCTATCCTACATGTTCGTGATAAACAGAATTGCATTGCGAGTCGTACGCATTGAAAATCTTTCCCACATTGTCGTGGCTTTAAGAAGATAAAGTTTCGAATATCGCTATTAAAGAAAGCGTCAACATCAGCAACCTGATAGTCTCTATACTCAAAGTCTACATAGGCCAAGGTTTAGTCCTCCGTGATTTTCTTAGCTTTTGCGGCATAGTCCTTGGTTGAGACTTGTGAGTCAAGGCTCTTTGCCCTTGCCGAAGCTTTAGTTACCTCATTAAATATCTTTGAAGATAGGTCGCCATATTCTGCCGGTGTAGCCAGTGCGGAGTTAGACTTAACCTTGAGGTCATTAAAGTATTGCTCTCTGGCCCGCCATTGAGGATCATAAACGCCTTGCATGAATGCCATAGTTTTATTGTCCCCGTCCTTAAAGAATGCGAGTTCTTCACGATTTACGCTAATTTTCTGTAGGGTAAGATTGTGAGCTTTTTTTAGTTCAGGGCAACGCTCAGTCCAGTCGATAAGATTAGAGTGATAGATATTTTGATAGTTCAAGAACTTGTTTAGTGATATAATTCTATCGGAAGAGTTCACCCATTCAAGCATTATTTTCCCAATATATTCCAGTGTAGCATTGGAGAAAGGCGTTCGTTTTTCAGTTATCGGAATAACTGTTCGAAAATCGATTTCCCACGGAAAAGCTTTTTTTGACCGTAAAGGTTTTGCTATGATATTGTGGGGTACTTTTTTATTTTTCATTACTGCTCCCCTATTTTTAAGTCATGGTTTCTATATTAAATACAGTACACGCATTATTTGAATATACCTTAGAAGCATGTATTTCCGCAAATTGTGCGTCATCTACTATGAGGCCAGACATTGTTATACAGTCCAACAACAATTTCTGAAGATTATCACAATCTGAACGCTTACAGTGTGGTTGGCCGTACAGGGAATCCTTTTTCTTTTGCGATAGCGATTGCGGTAAAGGCATAAAGAATACTACTGTAATCCTTAAGGGCCCTTTAAGTTGCTCACCTTTATATTGTTCTTTGATAATGAACGAAATCTTGTTCAT